ATAAAAAACGGAAATGTTAATTCTTATATTGATTTAAAGGTAAGATATGGTGCAATATATTCATATAAAATTAAATCATTATTTGAGATAAATTACCCAGCTATTGATAACGATTCTTTAAAATTTACGTTTCCTTCTTCAATAATATCTTCAAAATCTGATTCAACATATGTTGAAGCGACGGAAAGTGTAGCGCCTCCTCCTCCCGTAGAATTAAGATTTGTTTGGGATTACGATAGATTTAATCCTACGACATCAAAAATAGATCCAGCGACGGGTTCTCCATATCCAGGGACGGGAGCCAGGGGTTCGTTAATGTTGTATTGGTCATTCCCAATTAACCCTCAACTCGATATTAAAAAATTTCAAGTCTTTAGAAGAAAAAGCATAGATGATCCGTTTGAATTGTTAAAGATGGTAGATTTTGATAATTCAACAATTCAATTCCCTGGATTGGAAGAGTCTATTAACCCAAAGGTTGTGCAACGATCGGTAATAGACAGATTAAATAAACCGTCCATACCAGTTCCTGTTTTGCGTTATTATGATGATGAATTTTTAAAAAATTCCAATTATATCTACACTGTAGCGTGTATAGACGCTCATGGGTGGTCATCAAACTATTCAGAGCAAATTAGAGTTACTTTCAATGCATATGAAAATAAATTAATAACTGAATTGATCTCTATAGCCAATGCTCCAAAGCAGTATCCTAACATGTATCTTCAAGAAGATTTATTTCTTGACACAATAAAGATAGGAAATAAAAAGAATCTTTATGTTTATCTAACTCCAGATTGTTATTCGGTACTAGCAAACAATAATTCAACAATTGATGTATTAAATTTTTCTAAAAATGGAGCTGAATATACAATAAATTTTATTAACACAGATAAAGGTGCCGGCGCAAAGCTTGAAATTAATATAGACGACTTAAGGTAATAAATTGTTTAATCGTCTAAAAGGATTAAAAAGTTTACTTCAATGATAGTTACATGTAAGATTTTTTGTGAGGAAATATGGGGTTTCTTGATCATAGTACAAACAACATTATTTTAGATGCGGTGTTAACAGATACAGGCCGCCAGTTCTTGTCAAGAAACGATGGGTCTTTTAGCCTGTTTAAATTTGCTCTTGGCGACGATGAAGTCAATTATTCTATTATTTCAAAATATGGTAGAAGCGTTGGAAGAGAAAAAGTAGAGAAAAACACTCCAATTTTTGAGGCCTTGACGAATCAATCACAGGCTCAAAAATTTAAATTAGTTAGCGTTTCTAATCCCAATTTGGTTAGATTGCCTCAGTTTACTTTTTCTGGAGGTTCTGCGGTTTCTGGAGATACCGTAACGCTATATACCACAGGCGGGACAAGAGGTTTAAAAACGACAGAAGCTCTAACAATTTCTCAAACGTTGCTAAATGAAACATTTATTGATGTCGAGCTTAGAGATCAAACTTTCTTAATTGACGTACCAAATTTATTTCTAAACATCAATGATGGTAGGATAAGCCCAAACAATGTTGACAATCAACAAAGAGCTAATTACGTTTTAACTAGTACAGCAACGTCTGCAACTTCAGGCGGCTCTGAACTATCTTTTAGCGTCGGCGTAAAATCATTAACTCAAACGATGTTCGACGTTTATGGAACTGGAACATCAAAAGATACAATCAAGACATACGTAAGAGTAACCGGAATGCAATCTGGTACTGTCAAAGATTTCGCTGTTAACATCAAACAAACAACGTAAAATAAGACAATGGCAACCTATAAAAATCTAGAACCTTCGGACATTAAGACGGCTAAATCGTTTTTGAGCCAGCTGATTGACATTATTCAAGAAGACATTAGCGGATCTACTTCTAGAAGAAAATATCAAGTATTCGTAACTGGAGGTATAGGCCCAGGCATTACTTCTTCGTTATTTCAAACTGTTTATGATCAAGACTTTTCATTACAAACTTCTAACCAAGTTTTTGATTGTACGATTGGATTGTTTCCTAATTCAGACATAGTCTCTTCATCATTAGCAGGAGTTGATTCGGTTGGCAAGGAATTGTTTCCATCATCATCTATCATGATGAGAGAAAAGATGGACAACTACAGACAATTTTCACAACTTTTGTTAGGAGATGCAGATTCTCAGTTCGTCGCACCGTATGGATCAGCTGCAGCAAATGATAAGATAGATGCAGCATTTTTCGTTGCATTTAAACGATTGTTTTCAAGAGACCAAATTAAGCGCGAATCTTTTGCAATGAGATTTTATCAATCAGCGTCTCTTACAGCGGACAGCGGTGGGCCAAACATCGCAAATCTTTACAAGACATCTGAACTTGGTGTTTCCGTCTATACGGATATCGGTTCATCTAATGAAAAGTTTACTGAGTTTGGTGGACAATTTGGAAACGTCGTCGATGCAGCAGACACAAGTAGAACAGTAGGATTGATGTTCTATGATAGAGGCATTGCAATATTAGATCTCGAAAAGATAACTTCTGCAAGTCAGTTCGTTACAGGCACGATCGATGCAATGACTCCAACTGGATTTACCGTTCTCGGTGCTCAAGGAACTGAAACAGCAGGCCGTTCAAAATTTATACCCGATTTCATAGTTTCAGCGTCTATAGATAATGTCGTAGATCATATATGCGCAACTAGATTTAGTTCTGGTTCTCAAACTGCAATAACATTTCAGAATACTACGAATATAAACAGCACATTGATCTTCTGTAGGGCCGCAGCAGATGAATTCAATTATTCGTCTAATCCAACATTCACTGACTCAAACAATAGAATTGTTGTGATAGATCCTGGTGAGGAAGACACACAACAGACGTTTACTTTTGTAACATCAGTTGGATTATACGACGCTAATGATAATCTTCTTGCTGTTGCTAAATTAAGTCGACCAGTAGAAAAGAGTCCGGAGAGGGATTTGACATTCAGGGTTCGATTAGACTTTGCGAAAAAGAAATCAAGAAGTTACACAAAGTAATATCACGTTATAGTTATAGTTTGATGAAACAATCAAGCTATAATTGCAAGAATTGCAAAATTGATTTTCTTTCAGTAAAGAAAAAAACTTTTTGTTGTAAGGAATGTTATTTCTTGTCTAGAAAGAAGTTAATAACAAATATCTGCGTTGTTTGTAACAAACAGTTTGTTGTTCCTTATAGATTTAGAGAAAAAAAGACGTGCAACCAAGATTGCATGAAAATTTCAATTTCAAAATCTTTAACGAGCAGCATTACAAAGCAATGCCTAAATTGCAGTAAAGCTTTTGAAGCAACTAAGTCTTATGAAAAAAAAGCGAAGTACTGCTCTTCTGATTGCTTTTATCATCATAAATACGAAAGAGATTCTAAGATAATATCAAAAATCTGCGAAGGTTGTGGAAAAGAATTTCAAAAAGATTTTATAAAAAGGCACGTTAGATTCTGCTCAAAAAACTGTGCTTTTTCAGGATCTAGAAACCCTATGTATGGTAAAGAAAATGGGATGTGTGGTAAGAAAGCTTGGAATAATGGTCTTACAGCTAAGACAGACGAGCGGCTTTTAAACGCAGGAAGAAAAATTTCAAAAATTCAAAAAAGACAATTTGAGTCAGGAATACGTTCCAATTATGGAGAAAAAAATCCGATGTTCGGAAAAACAAAAGATTTAATGACGCAAGAACAAAGAGAAAAATATTCAAAAGCAGCAATTGAAAGAGTTATAAGCGGAGTTTCTGGATACAAAACAGGACATTTAAACGGAAAGTATGATTGTAAAAAATCATCTTCTGTTAAATTTAAGTCTTCTTGGGAACTTGCTGCAATGATGTGGTGGGATGATTGCGAAGAAGTAATATCATATCAATATGAGCCAGAGATCGTTAGATTAAAAGATGGTAGAAGAGCAATACCAGATTTCAAAGTAGAGTATGTTAATGGCGCTGTTAAGATATTTGAAATTAAGCCAACACAAATTCAACAATTAGAATCAGTGAAAGAAAAGTTGAATCTAGTAAAAGAAGCCTTAAATTCTTTTGGAATAAGTTATGAACTTTTGGGTGATAAAGAAATTAAATTAATGATAAAAGATCTAGGAGAAAATTTTAAAAATGAAATCGAGCGCTATAAAAGTGGGGAATAGAGTTTATTCGATAGCATCAGTAGATGATGCTACTTTTGATTTAGTTCTTTCGCAAAAAGGCGTACAAGACCCAGAAATAAAAAGTTTTATTGATTATGATGATCAACTAATTTTAGTTAGAGATAGACTACAAAACGATCACAAAAAAGAGCTATTACTACATGAGCTTCTTCATTCATGCATGGAAGATTCAGGAATGGTTCAAGATGAATTTGTTGAAAACTTTATTAAGGTTTTATCTCCAAGATTAATTGGAATTGTTGAAGAATTACCTTTAGTGTTTTCAGAAGCAGTTTAGATGTCATTGTCTTTTTAATGATGTATAATTACTTGGGAATTAAATGTCTATTTTTAAGGTCAATCAGACAGATTTTCAAAGCATAACCATAGCCACAAACCCGTCAAGATATTATTCATCAAGCTCTAGCGGAATTACGGGTTCTATCAACGTCTTTGCTAGAAGATCGTCTTTTGAAAAAGATATAGGGTTATCAGATCCAGATCTTCCCTTTAATGAAACAACTGTTTATGGCTCTTGGAGAGAAATAGCAAATACTTCAAAGTATAGCCAGCTCGAAGCAGATGTTCTTTTACTTGAAGTACCTCCCATAATCGTAAAAGCTGGAAGTTTAAAACCTAATATATTTTCAAGTTTTTTACGTTATGATGAAAATGGAGATGAAGCAGGGTTTTTAAAACAAGTTAATGATCAAGCAACGTCTTTAAAGAAACAAAAGACTCTTGACATCGTAAGATTTAATCCGCCTTATTATTTTACGGCTGGAACTCTAAAGAAGCTTGCGATCAAAAATAACTTATCTCATTATTATAGAACTGCTTACCCATCAGCGCATTGGGCATATTCAAACTATCATTCGTTAAATTTCTTTTCTTCATCCGCTGTTCCTACTTCTTCTGTTTTATTGTATCCAAATGATGACGATGGAACAAAACATTTAGATTATGCAACCGGTCGTTATGCATTAAGTGGAGCATTTAGCTTTGATTTTTATATCAATCCAAGATATAGGACCTTAGATTCCACCGGTCACTTTAAAGCAGGAACGATATTCCACTTATCTTCAAGCTATGCACTTTCTTTGATCACGGGATCTCAAAAAGACGTCAACGGTTTACCTGCTACGTTTAGGCTTCAATTACAATTAAGTCACAGTGCTGATATTTCTCCTTCGCTTGCAAAACAAGGTGGATATCCTGGTAACCTAGTGTTCTTGTCTGAAGACAACGCATTGAGCTGGAATAATTGGCACCATGTTGTTGTTCGATGGGGAACAAATCTTGTCAATCATGGAACGGGTTCATTCAACGTTGACGGCATAGATAAGGGAACGTTTGTTATTCCATCAGGAACAGTTGCTCCGTTGTCGTATCTTAATGATGCAATGAATCCAACAAATCCAGATGTTCTTTGCGTCGGAAATTATTACGAAGGCAAAAACATCGGAAATGATAGATTAAAAAGATTTTTTGCAGCCGATGCAGCACAACGAGAAGGTTTGCTACAATTAGATACAACAATTTCGATTAATGAACCTTCTTCTTATTCTTTTAAACATCCATTGCAGGCAGAGATTCACGATCTTTCTATAAAGAGATTTTATGTAACTGATGCAGATATCATTTCATCAAGTTCTACGGGGCTCTCTAATACAAAAGATGTTTCGTTCTACTTGCCTCCATTTTTTGTAGCATCATCTTCTATTAAGTTAAAAATAGGTAATTACGGTGGGCTATTACAGACACCTGCAATCGAAGCAAATGGATTTCCAACAACGCCATTTAGTACAGTTATGTCATTTGGTGTCGGTGGCCATTACATCAATACCGAGAATTTCTTAAAGGACTTTGCTTCAAGTCACTTTCCAAGACAATTATTCTTAACTGCTTCAACTGTCGCCATAGATTCAAACCCGGGAAAAACGGCAAATGAAATTTTATATTCTCAACCCGCGGTTAGAAAAAGAAACCTTCTAATATTACCTTGCGACGATGGAAACTTTTATCCAAATTATGATCTCTTGAAAAAAGAGTCTTATCAATTTGCATATCTCGATGATTTAGAAATAAATTCAGGTGGAGCGTTTATTGATCTAAAAAAATTGCAATCAGAAAGTAGCACGTTGTTACCAGTTGATACCGTCGATAAATCTTTTGAACAGATAGATGCTGATGAAAATTATCAAATCGCTGATCAAATAGGGTTTTATTATCAAAAACCAACAGGCGGTTCAAACGGAGCATTTGAAAAATATAAGGATAATCTTACGAAAACATTAAGCGCAACTGAATTTCAAGAATTGCAATTTGAAGCGCCTACTGCTACAATCTATAAAACAAGAGATTCATCATCAAATCAAGTAGTCTTCTTTGATATCAGCAATCTGTATTATGGAACAAGAATCCTTCCTAGAAGCTTTACGATAACAGATTCAGCAATGTCTGGATCTGGTGGTTCAATAGGAATCACAATTAAGGATGATGGAAACGGAACTCTGTATCGTGCTGATTCGTTAACTCCACAGTGTGAATGGAATTCAGTTGGAACAATATTCTACAATGAAGGAATATTAGCAATTAAGAGTCCTCACTTGTATTTCTTTGGTGCAAATCAATATGAGATGTCTTTTAAGGGTGAACAGAATCTTCACGTTTTAAGATTAGAAGCCATAGCACCTGTTAATCATCTTAATTCATCATCGAATCCTACATACAAGCCTTTGCCGTCATCATTACAAGCGAACGAATCTGACAAAAATTACGTTTACGTTTCAGGAATCAACTTTCATGATGACAATTTAAACGTGATAATGAAGACACAGTTGGCACAACCAATCATGAAGAGACATTCAGAGAAGTTGCTTTTTAAGGTAAAATACGATTTTTGAAGAACATGCCTCCAAAGAAACCTCATAAACGGAAGAGAAAGCGCAAGGGTCATTACCACAGAGGAACCCACATTTCTCCGATTGCGGGTGAATGTAAATATCGTTCAGGATGGGAACAGAAATACATGGTCTATCTAGATGAGAATCCTGATGTGACATCGTGGTCCTATGAGAAGTTGATCATTGAGTATGTTTCAAATCAGAAGACCAAGAAGATTCGCAAGTACTATCCAGATTTTCAGGTTGAATATAAGGACGGTAGTAAAGTCATCATAGAGATCAAACCATCTAGAAAACTAAACCAGATGACAGTGGTTAAGAAGGTCAGGGCCGCCAAAGAGTGGTGCACGATCCACGGAGTGACCTACAAAGTGCTTACGGAAATAGAATTAAAAGATATGGGTCTACTTTAATAAGATTTTACCAAAGTCATCCTGATCCTAATATGCTGACATGGCATATCATGGATACATTCCTAGCATTAAGCAATTTCTATCTCAAATCCAATCACCTAAAGTTTTGGAAATTGGACTGTGTAAAGGTATAACAACGATACCTCTTTTGGCATTTATGTCTAGGATGCATGAAAATTTTGAGTTTGTGGGGGTTGATGTTCTTGTTCAGGAATCTTTGCTGATTATTTTAAACAATATAGATGTTTTGCCGTCTCAAAAGATGATCATTCATCAAGACAGCAGTTTAAATGCGCTGCCAAAATTAACTGAATCATCTAAAAAGTTTGACGTCGTTTTATTGGACGGAGATCACAATTATTACACTGTCTCTAGAGAACTTGAATATCTCGATTCGCTGACAAATGAAAACAGCATCGTATTAATCGATGATTATCACGGAAGATGGTCAGAGAAAGATTTGTGGTACTCTGAAAAAGAAGGGTACGAATCTGCTGATAAGGCTACTAAAAGAATTGACACTGAAAAGCATGGTGTGAAGCCGGCAGTAGACGATTTTTTGATGAAAAATTCTAACTGGGAATTATTAACGCCTATACCTGGTGAACCTGTCATGCTCAGAAGAAAGAAAGATCTTGGTATGTTTAACGGAAGTCTTTTTAACACATGAAACTTATCCTCGGCTTAGACGTTTCAACATCCGTGACCGGTGTCTGCATCATCAATCCTGACATTCAACCTGATGATAAGGGATCCCATATCCTTTATCTAGATAGAATCGAATTTAAAAAGTGCAAAACAATTTGGGAAAAAGCTGACCTAACTGCCGTCGAACTCTCTGAGTTATTGAAGAAGTTTCCTGGTGAATATCGTGTGGCGCTCGAAGAGCCACTTATGGGGTTTCGTACAGGGATGTCTTCTGCTGCGACCATCACGACTCTTATGAGATTCAACGGGATCGTGTCGTACATCTCAAGGGAAATATTCAAGGTTGATCCTGAGTACATCTCTTCATCTCACGCAAGAAAATTGTGTGGAATCAAGATGCAACGGACATCGATAGCCGGGATGAGCGGAAAAGAACAGGTCTTCAAGTACATGGCAGAGCATGATCTCAAACACATCCAGTGGCCCCTAAAAAAGAATGGTATGCCCATTGATGCTTCTCGCGACATGTGTGATTCCTATGTGATTGCCCGGGCGGCTAGCATCCAAGGTTAGTTGAAAAATTACTGACCTATAGGTTACAGTGATACCGTGGTCCATTCTCTCACGGATAAGCTGAAGTTTTATGAGTCGATCTTTGGTCGAGGTCGAATCTCTGGCAACGGTCTCAACTTCGATGTCAGGTGTCCTATCTGCGCCCCAACAGATCCAACCAAGAAGAAGTTGGCTATCCGTACAACAGATGATGCGTGCCACTGTTGGGTATGTGGATGGAAGGCCAGAAGCCTTGCTCCTTTATTGCGGAAATATGGAACACAGGAACACCTCAATGCATATCGGGAATTAACTGGACAAGGTGGTAGGTCGGATCTAGTGACCGCTGAGGTCGATAAGGTCCAGAAGATAGAGTTACCTAAGGATTTCCGGTTGTTGACCCTGGCAAACGAGATGGACCCTGATGTCAAGGCTGCATGGAGGTACATCTATTCTAGGGGATTGACAGACCGCGATGCATGGTACTTTAAGTTTGGAGTCTCTGATGAACAGCGGTGGAAGAGGAGGGTCATCATGCCGTCGTTCGATTGCAACGGAGAATTGAACTACTTTGCTGCTCGAGCGGTGGACAAAGACAAGAAGCCTAAGTATGACAATCCTGATGTTGACAAGAATCCTATAGTCTTCAATGAGATCAACCTTGATTGGAACAAGAGGCTGGTCCTGTGTGAGGGTCCGTTTGATCTCGTCAAATGTCCAGAGAATTCGACTGCATTGTTGGGATCTGACCTGGACGAGCGGCATGAGGTATTCAATAAAATTCTTCTTCATGGAACGCCTGTTGCTCTGGCTCTGGACGGTGATATGTGGCAGAAGAAGACCCCAAAGATAGTCAAAAAGTTACAGGAATACAACATCGATGTGGTGGTTGTTGATGTCAGGCCTTGGGGAGATCCTGGAAGTATGTCCAAGGCTGAGTTTGAAAAAGCTTTGTCTGAAGCTAAGCCTCTATTTTGGGAAGATCGGTTCTTGACAAAGTTGGATAAGTTTGTCTCGTCTAGCTTTAAATTTTAATGGCTTATTGAACACTAGTGGTTAATGTGGTACATTAATTGATCAATGGTTCGAATTGCACACACGGCCGACGTCCACATTCGCTCTCTTTCGCGGCATGATGAGTATCGTGAAGTTTTCACGGCATTTATCAAAGATTGTAAGAAGAACAAGGTAGACCACATCTTTGTCGGTGGTGATATCTTTCACACGAAGACAACAGGAATTTCTCCGGAGTACATTGATTTTCTTACTTGGTGGTTGGAATCAATGGCCGAAGTGGCACAAGTCCATCTTACATTAGGAAATCACGACGGTAATCTGGTAAATCTGTCCAGACAAGACGCCGTGTCTCCTATCGTATCAGCATTAAATAACCCCAAGGTTCATCTCTATAAGAAGAGCGGCGTTTATGAGTTTCAACCTGGATTCAATTGGTGCGTTTATTCACTCTTTGATGAAGAGGGGTGGAAGAATGTCCAACCAGAACCTGGTAAGATCAACATTGCATGTTATCATGGTCCTGTTCACGGTGCAGTCACTGAATCTGGATGGGAACTTGACGAAGCACAATTGAAGGTTGAATTTTTTAAGGATTATCCTTATGTGTTTCTCGGTGACATTCACCAGACGCAATATCTCGGATATAGAGAAACATCTGGCGGCGAAAAGAAGCCGTGGATAGGTTTTCCAGGAACCCCAATACAACAAAATTATGCCGAGGAGTTGGATCACGGTTACTTTTTGTGGGATATCAATGATGAGAATGATTGGGATGTCAAGTTCAAGAAGCTACCAAATTCAAAACCGTATGTGACGATCCAGTGGGGCGGTTCACAAAAGGACTTTCTAAAAGAAGTCACTAAGTACCCTAAGCAATCTAGGTTCAGGATCAAGTCCCAGATGGAATTGAGCCAGGACGATGTAAGCTTTTTGAACGAGACCTTAAAGACGACCTATGCAGCAACAGAGGTTACCTTCAAATCAGAGTATCGCGCATCTAATGAGACAATCAAGACTGGATCAACAACGATAGCAAAATCTGACCTAACATCTCCTGATGTCATCGTGGGTCTGATCCAGACATATTGTAAAGAGAATGGCAACACAGATGTTGATTGGGATTCGATGTCCAGTCAGATCAAAAAGTATATGTCTGCCGTTGCATCAACTGATGATTATGTCAAGGGTTCTAAGTGGTCTTTGAGGCACTTGAAGTGGGACAATACCTTTGCATACGGTGAAGAGAACGAGATTGACTTCACCAAGTTGAATGGAATCGTTGGAATCTTTGGTCCAAACCGAACTGGAAAATCTTCAATTGTTGGAACAATGATGTATTCGTTGTTCAACACTACCGATAGAGGGTCATTAAAGAATCTACACATATGTAACATCAGGAAGCCTTACTGTTATGCCCGGGCAATCTTTGATCACAACAGCAAGATTTATATCACAGAGAGACAGACAACGAAGACAATCAACAAGAAAGGTGTCACAAATGCATCAACATCTCTTAATTTCTATAGGATGAGAGATGATGGAGAATTAGATGATCTATGTGATGATCTTCGTACTGGAACAGAGAAAGCAATAAGAAATCTCATTGGTACTAGTGAAGATTTTTCTTTGACAGCACTCTCTGCACAAGGCGACATCAATGCATTCATTTACCAAGGATCAACTAGAAGAAGGGCAACGCTGTCCAGATTCTTGGGCCTAGACATCTTCGACAAGATGTATGACATGTCTTCAAAGGATCTCAATGGATTTAAGGCGCAACTGAAAAACTTCCCAGATAGAAATTGGGATGAACTTCAGTTGAATCATGGTAAGACAATTCTAGATTTATCTGAAAAGATCGATGAATTGATAGCGTCTTCTCAGGATGCTCAAAATGAAGTCTCTGGGTTGAGAACAGAGCTTGCATCTCATAAAGGTCATAAGCCTGTTACTGTAATTGATGTTCAACTTCACGAGCAAAAAGTTAAGAACCTAAAGACAATTTGTAATGATTCATGTTCGAAGATTGACACCATTAAAGATGAGATCATTGTTTTAAAAGACAAATTAAAGATTGTTGAGGAAGTTGAAGCTTCTGATGACATCGAGGGCTTGAAGAAGAAGTTATCTGCGATTGATTCATTAGAGAAGTCAATTCTTGAATTGCAACATCTTCACGACAAAGAGTCAACGTTGTTAAAGACTCAACAAAAGTCGCTAAAAATTCTAGATGAAGTTCCTTGTGGAGATGACTATCCTACGTGTAAGTTCATTAAGGATGCTCATCAAAATAAGGACAAGATTGTTGCGCAGAACGAGAAGGCAGCGGCAACTCTTAAGAAGTTAAATGATCTTAACGATGCATTGAGCAAACTTGAGAAGGAGTCTTTGGTTTCAAAGATCTCCAAGTTAGAGAAGGCAACGACGTTGTCTTCAAAATTGAATCTTGAAATATCTCGCAAAGAGACAGAGATCGAGAAGATTCGTTCAAATTGTGAAACATTGACTGCGAATCTAAAGGATGCTGAGATTAAGCTAATTGACCTACAAGAGGCATTAAAAAATGATGAAAATTCAGAGGTTGTTTCTCTTAGATCAAAAATAGAAACATTGTCTAGGTCAATCAAAGAGTGGGATGAGGCAAGGATGATGTTGGCTACGCAAAGAGGTCGATTGATGTCTGAGCTTGAGAAACTCGATGCAGAGAAAGAATCAAGGGACAAGCTACTCAGGACGATGAAGACATACGAGATCATCTCAGGAGCTTTTTCAAAGAAAGGAATTCCATTGATCATCACTCGTTCACAGCTTCCTGTGATCAATGCAGAGATATCCAAGATTTTACACGGAATTGTTGATTTCTCTGTTGAAATGGAAAATGATGACGAATCAGATGCGTCTGAGATTTACATAAATTATGGAGATTCTAGGAGAATCATTGAGCTGTGTTCTGGGATGGAGAAGACCATTGCTTCTATTGCATTAAGAGTTGCATTAGTCAATGTTTCTTCAATGTCAAAATCAGATATGTTTATCATCGATGAAGGATTTGGAACACTAGATGATGCTGGGGTAGAATCTTGCAATAGACTATTGACAAGCCTTAAGAAGTTTTTTAGATTAATTTTGGTCATTACTCATGTTGATGGAATTAAAGACGTAGCTGATCACATTCTAGAGATCACAAAGAATGAAAAGGATTCAAAGATGGTGCTTGTATGAACGAATGGAAACCGTACTTGAATGATAGATTGATAAAAGAATGTGAAGGTTTCTATGTGATTAAGCCTGTTGAAGAGAGACGGATAGTTCCTCTTTCATGTCCAGTTTGTGATTATTTGATGAGAACCGTTGATGATGAAAAATCATATCGGGAGTTTGAATGTTGCGAAAGCTGTGAGACTTTTTGGGCTAGACCAAGATTCCCATCTTGGAAAGAAGGATGGCGTCCAACAAAAGAACAGGTTCAAGAAAAGTTAGGTGGAAGAAAAAAGATTACAGTAAATATGCTGTTTTGATTTATCACAATATTTAGATACTGAAGGATTATTGTCCGATATGCCAGAATTAGATTACAACGCTTTAGGCCAAGCTATTGATACTACGTGGGGAAGATCATCGTCTCCAATAGTTAATTCATTCTCTGTTAAGATGAAGATGGTTGGTCCAGACATGCTTTCAGTCACTTATCAAACTGTTGTTAATTTTGCTTCAGAAAGACAAATGCTGCAAGTTAAAATTCGAGAAGAAGAATTGTCTCTTGGTAACATTAAATCAGTGCTCGACGCAGTCAAAAAGTCTTATAAGGATTTAACTTCAAAAGCATTGAAAACGAAAGAAGTTAGTTCTGGAGATTCCGTCGAAATAGTGGGATTTGGAGTGCATAACCCTAAGAGAACTGCGCTTTATCGTAAGCAAGTCATGTTTGAGATAGGTTGAACGGATGCAAGAAAAACTGCTGACAAAACAGCAACAAGTTAATGAGATAATACGTTGTGGTAAAGACCCAGCGTATTTTATCAGAAAATATGCCAAGATCCAACATCCGTTGAAGGGAACAATTCCTTTTGATCTTTATGATTTTCAGGAAGATTGCTTAGATGATTTTCAAAACAATCGTTTTAATATCGTTCTAAAATCTCGTCAGCTTGGTTTATCTACGATTTCAGCTGCATATGCAACTTGGTTAGCGATATTCTATAAAGACAAGAACGTCCTCGTCATCGCAACGAAACTAGCTACTGCACAGAACTTCATCAAAAAAGTTCATGTCATGCTACAATCGCTTCCAACTTGGTTGTTGATGCCGAAGTTTGAACCTTCAAAACAACAAATATCTTTTAGTAATGGTTCCCAAGTCAAAGCAGTTCCTACTTCTGAAGATGCTGGTCGTTCTGAATCGCTTTCGTTGTTGATCGTTGACGAGTGTGCATTCATTAGAGACTTTGATACGATCTGGACAGGTTTGTATCCTACGTTGACAACAGGTGGTAATGCAATTCTTATTTCATCGCCTAATGGTGTTGGTGGTCTGTATTATCGGTTATGGGTGGAAGCAGAAGCAGGAACAAACGAATTTAATCCGATAAGGTTACCGTGGACTGTCCATCCTGAGCATGATGAAGC